TTGTAGAAGTTGGCGGGGGCAACCGTGAATTGCGGCGACGTGTCAGGGATGCCGATAGCCACATTCAGATCGCCGTCTTCGCCGGTGCGTGTGATCTCACCGGGCGACCCGGAACCGGCCAGCAGCGTGTACGCCACCCTGTCGATCGGTGCGGAATGCCACCAGTTCAACTCGCCTGCGATCAGCCCGTGATCATTCGAGTGGACCTGATGGTCGAGAAGCGACTGGAACTCTGCGGATGAGTAGGTGCCGATCAGGTCCAACGACAGGTCGAATCGGAACAGACCGGTTCCGAGGATGGCGGCGTCCGCGTGGTTGGCGTCCACCTTGATGTCCAGCACCCGGTAGAAGCCGTCGAACGTGGCGTCCGAATCATAGGTGACGGCCACAACCTGGCCGATCTGATCGGTGAGTTCGGACCGCAACGACTGGGCGTTCGCCAGCGTCGTCTTCGGGTTCAGCACACCCCTCAGCCGATGGCGTTTCCCGTCGATCTGCCAGTCCCGCGGACCCGCAATCGTCACGTCAAATCCGACCCGGCCAACCTTCAACGAAGCCATCAGGCGACCGCCTTCTCACGCCGGTCAAGAACCTGTTCGATCGCCCGGGCCGACTCGGCCGCGAACTGCGACATGTCCTTCAACGGGACAACCACGTTCACGAAGTACTGATCGCCGCCCGACCCCATCGGGGCAACCATCCCATTCTGAGACGGAATGAAAATCTCGTTGCGGAGAACCGGATACCGTTTCCCCGCTTCGACCATCCCGCCCTGATGCTGCGCCCCCTCGATCTCCTCCAACGGGTCGGTCGGATACTGTCGGCCACCCAACGTGTCAGACAGCTCCGTATCCGTACGGAGAAGCCCTGCAAGGTCTCTACGGAACTTCTCTTCGTCGATACGGAGTTGAACGTCGACAATCGAGGACCACTTGCCAGCCTCGATCAGCCCCAAAGTTTCGAGGATTTCGATAAGCCTGTCGCGCGGGCCGTCAAAAGCGAGGGCGAGTGCGTCGATGGCGTCTGACTCATTGCCCAAGGCGTCCATTGCCGACTGCGCTTCGAGACCCTTTTTCGTCACTTCAAGTTCAGCGGCGGCCAACTCTTGGACGGTTGTCTTCCGATCCTTACGGAGTTCTTCCAGCTTCTCCTCCGCCGTCCGCAGCCCTTCGATCGCGGAGATGGCGTTGAACACCGGATTCGTAAACCGAAGGATCTGATCAGCGAGCGACTCCTGCGCGGCAGCCGCCAGCATCAAGGCCTCAGCGAGCCGCTCCGCTTCGTCGGCGGTCTTCTCCACCTCTTCACCGAACTCACCGACGGAGGGAGCGTTCTCGGATGCGGAAGCACCGGCAGCACCGAAGATTTCGGGCCAACGGGAACGGAACCGTTCAAGCTCCTCGGCTGCCATGAGCGAAGCGTGAAGCTCCAGTTGCCAACGTTCCAACTGGTCGGTCGGGATATCCTGCTTGTGGACCGCCATCCAGTCCTCGTAGGCCTCCAGGCCCATCAGGGTCTCTTCGGTGTTCAGCTCGAATGTCCGGGCGAGAGATTTCATCGAGTCTTCGGTGAGTAGTGCCTGTTGTTCCAAATGGACGAGTGCAGCAAAGAACTGGGTGGGAGCGTGCAGGTCCTCGTCGGTCAGGCCTTGTCGGCGGATGCGACCGAGCAACTCCATGAGTCCGGCCTTCTGCCGGGCGATTGCCGCCGCGTCGTTCACACCCAAAATGTCGAACCCGATCCCTACAGCAGGCAGGGCTCCAAGGCCACCCAGAACCGCCGCCTTGAAATCAAAGACGGCCTCTTCTGCCCCTTCAAGGAACCCGATACCCAACCCCACCGCCGTGGCCAGATCCGACCCGATTGCAATGCCGAACTCTCCAAGCGCCGCCACCGCATCCTTAAGTTGCGGGATCAGCTCCTCGAACGCCGGCGCCATCTCCTCGCCGACCGCGATCCGAGTGTCGTTCACCGCCGACTTCAACAACTCGAACTGGCCGGACAGGGACTCCATTTGACGGGCGGCCACGTCCTCGGTGAACCCGACAGCCGAGCGATACGATGCTTCATACTGGCGAATCGCATCCGAAACGCCCAGCAATGCCGTGATCGCAGAAACCGACTTATCCGAGAACCCCAACCCAAGCAACGTGGACTTCTTCTCTGCGTCCGACATCCCCTCCAACGCGCCTTCGAGGTCTCCGATGATGTCGGCCATGTTCCGCATCTCACCGGCAGCGTCAAACACCGCGACCCCGGCCTCACGGAACGCCTCACCATTCTGTAGCGCCTTCGTCTGAAGATCACGAAGTACGATGGTGAACTGAGTGCCTGCTTCCGCACCTTTCACACCCTGGTCAGCGAACGCCGCTAGAACCGCAGCCCCCTCCTCAACGTCCTTGCCCAACACGCGGAGTGCGGCACCCGCCTTGTTTGTGAAAGCCTCCGCTATCTGCTGCACCGACGTATTGGCAGTTGTGTTCGCCTTCACAAACACGTCCGTCACCCGGGTCAGATTCTCAAGGTTCTTCTGAGCGTCAGCCGACTTCAACCCGAGCGCCGACTGTGCGTCTGTTGCCAGGTCGGTGGCGAGTGCCATGTCGAACATGCCGGCCTGTGCGAACTTCGCGACCTGCGGCATCGCCGCAACCGACTGTGCCGCGTCAAAACCTGCGGAGGCGAGGAAGAAGTACGCTTCGGCGGCTTGGGAGGCGGAGAACAGGGTGGTCCGGCCAACCTCCCGGGCCGCGTCGGACATTTCCCCACGCATCCGCGCCGAAACGTCGCCCATGATGGCGAGAGACTGGGTCATCTTCTGGTCAAACTCAGCGAACGCCTTCACCGACATGGCAAGCTCGCGGGTCATCCCCGCCACCGCGCCGATAGCCGCCCCCGCGATAGCCAGCTTCGCGACACGCCCAACCTTGGACATGCCCTGCTCAAGCGTTGACGTGGACTTCGACGAGGAATCCAGGTTCCGTCGGAACCCGCCCAACGACTGCGATGCGCCGCGGACTTCGGACTTGAACTGGTTGGCGACCAGTTCGAGAATGACCTGGAGTTTCTCGCGGGCCATCTAGTCCTCCCTTGCGGTGCGGAACATGCGGATCTGTTTGCCGTGTATTCCGGCCGGATGGTTCATCCCGCGGTACGAGTCCTGAAGCTCCTGGGATTTCACGTCACGGCGACGACAGCCCTCACACGTCCACGTGTCGGCGAACCAGGCGTCAGGGTTTTCGTCCCACTCCCAATCCGCCGTCCCACACGAAGGGCATTTCAGGTTCTGTTCGTGCTGCCAGACCAGAGCAATGTCCCGGTCTTCGGGCAGCCAGACAGCCTCACCTTCGGCGACTATTCGTCCGCTGAAGACTGAGTAGGGGATTCCGTGTCCGGCGGAGTAGGCGACTCGTCCGGCGAACTCAGGGTCCCGTCGAAGCCGCTCTCGGATAAAGGGCGACCCGTCCTCCGGTTATTCACCCGATAGACCGCTTCCAGAAGGTCCGAGCGGGCGCCCTCATGCAACTGGTCCCACAGTTTCTGACAGTCGTCCTCAGACCAAGAAATCGGTTCCCCGTCCAACTCGGCCAGACACGCCGCCACCAGGGCGGGAGCCATCGCGTCGGCGTCCACCCTCGGGGGGATGGCGAAGGCGGGGGACACCTCCGCCACCTGGCGGTAACGGTCCCACTGTGCCTGAGTTGGGGGGAACCGAAGCTCCAACGCGTCGTAGTCGCCGCCCGGCATCGACTGGACTGTGAATGTGACCGCCTCCGACTCGGCCCGTTCTTCAAGGTCTGCGAGTTCCGCTTCGATCGCGGGGATCTTGGATCGGAGGCCCGGATCGTTTCGTTGTTCCGCCTTCTTCGCCTCTTTCAGCCGTTGGGTCACGTCGTCTATCTGTGCGACGATCGACCCGTCGAAAAGGACACGCACCCGTCGTTCGGATGGCTTGTAGCGCGCGAGAAGATCAGATACCGATGTCATGGAGCCGCCTTTGGTCAGCTAGCGAATACGCGGAAGTCGTCGGCCACGTCGAAGATGGCAGGCTGCACGTCGTCGTCTCTGCGGAGACCGAACCCGCCGTCCCGTTCGATCACACCGAGGGTCAGACCGGAGACAGTGGGCTTGAACCCGAGCAACGCGGCACGGACCTTCTGCTGCTCCCACAACGCCTGTTCACCGGACGTGCCAACCGAGAAGATCCGGAACGAGAACCATGTGGACTCGTGGGCGTCAGCGAGCGTCCCGACTTCGGTCGGGTCGCCGTCCTCGTCCAACGGGTAGATCACCGCGTACGGTGGATCACCAGAGGGTTTCTCACCGAGACCGCGGGCTACGGACTGTGCGGTGAGCCTTGTGAGGATGGCGTCGTAGAACAGGCGAGGATCATGGGCGGTGTAAACCATCATCGCCTCCACCTTGACTGGGGGGCATTGGAGAGAATGTCGACGGCACGCTCTGCGATCTCTTTACGGGCAGGCGTACGAATCTTCTTCATCGCCGGTTTCACGAACGGCCGCGGCGCCATCCGCGAAGTACCCCGCTCCAAGAACAGCCACCAGTAGGAGCCGCCGAACGTGATCCCGCCCGGTTCGACCTGTTCGATGTTGTCGCGGAGATGTCCGTACCGTCGGGTCTGCCTGTTGGACCCGTCCGAATAGGCGACACGGGTGCCCATTTCTTCCGCCCAGCGTTCCCCGTACTTCTCCTTCCAGATTTCGCCTTCCTTCTCGATCTCCTTGCCCGCGGCGTGGAGGCGACGTTCAAAGTTCTCGATTTGGGAGGTGTCAATTTTCGCTTTGGAACGGGATGGTCTGCTAGCCAAGGTCGTCCTCGCATTCCAACTGGCGGCGATGGTTGTACGTGTCGCCGACGATGTTCCGCACTACCAGTTGACGGCCGCTGAGCCACGAGTCGGTAGTGGAGGTCACGTCCACCAGATCCCCCACGGACGCCGAAGTGGTCGTGTACGGGATGTACACGTTGTACCAGCGGAGCTCGTGCTGGTCTTCCCCGGCGATACCGTCGTGTCGTTCACGCGGCCGGACCAGGCACGCACCCGAGTAGGAGGTCGAGTAGGTGACGACGTAGGAGCCGGTGGTGGTGTTCAGTGTCTCACCCGAGATGGCTTTGACGACGCAGGTGTCCTCGAACCTGTCAGCCCACAGTGTGCGGAAGAGGGTGGCGAGGTCGGTGGCGATGCTCACGCGATCACCATGTTCCGGTAGGCCCGGGCGACTTCCTTTTCGTCGTCAGTCAGGAACACAGCGGAGGTCACGTCAGAAGCGGTCTTGTCGAACGTCACCGAATCCGACCCTTGCAAAGCGACCTGCTTGATCCCGGCAGCCGACGCCGGCACCGACGCATACCCTGCGCCCGCTTGGAACGCACGCGCCACAGACCGCGCACAGATGTCGGTCAGATCGGCAGGGACCGTCGCATAGCCGCCGTCGTACACGACGACAACCGTCTGTATCTTCGCCGTCGACCAGGACCGTTCCCGACCGCCCGCGACACGGATCACCCGCCCGGCAGCCGTAAACTTGTACTGGGATGATGTGAGCGCTGTGCCGTCCACTGTTATCGACGTGATCGAATTGATCGGCGTATGCCGCAGCCAGATGGCCGGGGATTCGGGAGCGTCGAACGTCTCCGTCCGTGCCCCGTCTTCGAGACTGGCGAACCGGTCGGCCTCCCGTTCGATATGACCTTCGGCGGCGGCGATCAGCGCGGTGATCCCATCGTCCGGATCATTGTCGAAGGTGATTTGAAGCCGGTATTCGACGTCGGCCTGTGTGCAGAGGGCCACTGGTCAGCCTCCTATCGGCGTGTAGGGGATCGGGTTGCTTGAGTGTGGGATCGGCGTCTTCGTGTATGAGAACGGGGCCACCCCGGTTGTCCTCGTCCCGGAAGCCGAAACCGTCTGATCGTCTTGGGTCTCCGCGAGCGTGCCCGTGTAGAAGTTGGTGATGGTTCCGGACGCTGACGACGTGTCGTCCGCCGCCGTGACAGCCACCGATCCGGAGAACACCGGGGCAGTGAACGTGCCGGACGCTTCAACCGTCTGATTCTCTTGAGTCTCCGCCAGGGTTCCGGCGAAGTTCGGTGGGGTGTGCGACCCCTCCGCGCTTGACACGTCGTCGGCTTCGGTGACGGCGACCGTCCCACTGATGGTCGAACTGGTGAACGTCCCCGACGCGGTCGATGTCTGAGCGTCCTGAGTTTCAGCCAGCGTTCCCGAGATAGTCGGGTTGGTATGTGTTCCCGATGCCGCCGATGTCTGGTCTGCTTGGGTCTCTGCGAGCGTCCCAGAGAACACCGGAGGGGTGTGTGTTCCCGATGCGCTTCCGGTCTGATCGTCTTGTGTCTCTGCGACGGTCCCCGAGAATGTCGGGGCGGTATGTGTCCCCGAAGCGGTGGCGGTGTCGTCGTCTTCGGTGACAGCGGCCGTCCCGGTGATCGTCGGGTTCGTATGCGTTCCGGATGCGGTGGCCGTCTGGTCGGCCTGGGTTTCCGCCAGAGTTCCCGAGATGGTCGGGAGAGTGAACGTCCCCGACGCGTCCGAGGTTTGTGCGTCCTGGGTTTCCGCGAGCGTGCCGGTGAAGGTCGGAGCCGTGTGCGTACCCGAAGCCGTCGCCGTTTGGTCGTCCTGGGTTTCCGCCAGCGTTCCCGAAATTGTGGGAATGGCGGTGTCCCACGGTGCTGTCGTCGTCGAACCCGCCGAACCGATGTTGTAGGTGGTGGTCTTGGTGCCGCCGCCCATCGTCCGGGTGTCCCTGGTGCGGACGATAATTCGCAGCCGGTCCCCTGACGCCCACGTTCCGAGATCAACCGATGTGGCCGAGAAGTCCAGTGTCCCGACCGCCGATGTCTGCTCGTCAGTGAACGACGACGTTGATTGTGGCGTCCCACCCGAGTTCAGCCGAGCCCACGCCACCGATATCTGATGGTCCGTCGTGGCGACACTGATAACAACGGCTGCCGCGTAATCCCCGGTGATCCCATCCGTAGACGGAGCGTCCGCGTGGGAGTAAGGGGTGTCGATCGTTTGACCGACCGCAGTGTCGATGCTCTGCGTCGTCGTGGCCGGGGCATCATCAACTAGCGTCCCCGACGACGTGATGAAGTAGGGGGTGCTCACGGACTCACCGCCTTGCTTACAAGGTCCAGGACCCGCCAGTACGAATCTCCGTCAGTCCACAGGCCCATCTTCCACGGCTTCCCCCCGGCCTCGTTCCCCAGGTAGTAGTAGACCTCGTTGTCGCCCTGAACCGTCACCCCTGCCGGGGCGTGGTAATAGACGACAGCCTGCACCCCGAACGGCGGGGCCTCAGCCCACGAACCTTCATCAGAGTTGAAGGTTGAGCCGTCGGCGTAGAAAACGGTCCACGCCTTGACCGGCAACATGTCAGCCCGAGTGTGTGCAGGTTTCGGCGTGAACGACTTCGAATCCAACGTACGCGCATTGCTCGCCGCCGCACGGGGCGGGGGGCGGCGTGAACTTGCCGGAAGCTTTCACGACCATCGGGGCCTGTTGAACCTGGGCGCTCATGCGTTACCGGCGGAGATGACGAACGACGTGACCTCTACCGTCCCACCGGTGACGAACGACACGGAGTTCATGTTCAGATCCGACCCCGACGTTCCAACGTCGCCGTCCATCACATGCGTTGATCCGTCCGACTGGACGATCCTGAACCATGTGGCCGTACCGGTGGCGTCCGCGGACGTGTCGTCCGCGATCGCATTCAGCGTCAGATCACCGCCCGAAGCGGCCGGAGCGAAGGTGGCGTTGCACGTCAACTCTGCGAGCAGCGTGGTGGCCGCGCCGCCAGTGGCGGGGCGAGACCCGTCATAGATGCGGAGCAGAGCGGACGCACCGGCCTGTGCGGTGATCTCATCTAATTGGGCGTGGCGAAGCGCCTCAATGTATGCCAATGCCATGGTTTCTCCTTATGCGCCGACGGCGCGGTTGAACAGGTCGAACAGCATCCACGTCTCGTCGTGGTCGTCCGCCTCCGTGTAGGGGATGTCCAAGATGACCGTCTGACCCGAAGCGAGCTCACAGGTCACAGAAAGGTATTCCATCAGTCCTCCGAATCAGGGTGATAGCGGAACCCGTCAGGCAACACCGGCCGCAACGCCTTGCGGGGGTCATGCTTCTGGCTGCGAACCGAGGCAGCCTGGTTGAAGTCGTAGAAGTACAAGGTCCGTGGGATGAACACTTCGGTTTTCACATGTGCGATCACCGAATCCGCCCACCGGTGATCCTCCGAATACGGGCCAGACCAAACACCCTGCAATGCCAGGTCACGGCGAAGCGGATTCAGATGTGACACATGCCGGTAGAAGACGTTGTCCTTCTGATGCCACTGTTTCGTTGTCAACGAGTGGACCGCCCGCCACTTCCGATCCTTACGACCGATCGCCCCCGCAATGTCCAGGACCTCAACCTCGAACCCGACATAATCCGGTTCGGATTCCAGCGCTCCGAGAATCGACGACACAAAGTCTTTCGCTACCCGGTCGTCGTCGTCCACATGCGACACCCATTCGCCACGGGCGTCTGAGACGAGCGCCTCCCGGTATTCGGCGATGCTCAACCGGCCCCGATTCCACAACACCAGCACTTCCACTCCCGGCTGAAGTTGCGATGCGAGACTGTCGGCCAGCCGGGACAGCGACTCGACTCTGGAACAGTGCGATGCGATCAGGATTGACCAACGCACCGGACCATCGCCTTGTACTGCTTCGGAGTGTCAATGTCGTCGGACATGTCGTCGATCGGACACCACGTCTCCGGATAGATCTCCCACTTCCGAGGGTTCCCATGATGACCCCAATAGAACTCCCAGCCTGCACATCGGGACAGCTCGCCCCGCCGTCTCATCCCCGCGATGTGAAGCAGCGTCTCCCGGTTGGCGTCGAACGTTGACGGGTCGAAAGCGAAACCGAACAGTTCAGACGTGGCCCCCGTCCACCGATGATTCCCCCATCGGCCGAACGCCACCCACTCCCGGGTCTCACCCACCACCAGATCAGCGCCCTCGTCGGTCAGATACACGTCCCCGTAGAAGACGACCGTCCGCCCCTCCCACAGCTCCGACGAATTCAGGATCTTGTTAGCGTCGAAATGCTCCGGAACCTGCGTCGGCACATACAGCCGGGTGCCGGGAAGGTCATACCGTTCGTCCGGTCCAACAATCCAAATGTCGTCGACGCCACGCTCAGAGAACAGTCGGACGAGCCGGCCGATGATCGTCTCCCCACCCAACTCGACGAAATGCTTGGTGAACCCTTCCCGCTCGAACTTGTCCCGTTGCGCGTGGTAGCGACGGAACCTGAGCCCTAGGCCCGCCGCCGGGATGATGACCCTCACAAGTATCCGAACCTTCCCGCCATCTCCGTGAGGCCGTCCACATGCTCCACGTCAGCCCAAACGAGCTTCGGGGGGTTGGGTGCCTGGTTGGTCGGCTTCGGCAACCTCGGAAGCTTCGCGTCGCCTACCCGTCGGGCGATGTCCCGCACCGTCTCCGCGGTCACGTCCTCAAGTCTCAGAACCTCGTCTGCTTGGACCAGCCGGTTCCATTCCACCCAGTGAATCGCCGCACGCTCCACCGGGGACGTCCCCTCCGCAATCTTCGGACAATGCCGAATCGCATAGTCACCTTTCGGTCGAGGGTTATACGAATACCTCGGTTGCGGCCCACCGAACGAACCCCACGCCGCGCGAGAGGCGATCGTCTTCAACGGATGCCGCACCAAATGAATCGTCCACACGTCTACCGGGGTGAAGGGTGCTGCCAGCCATGACACTTCTACCGTCCCGTCGGGGATCGGGCCTTGCTTGTCGAGCGAGTAGTGAATCTCGTGCTCGGCCTTCACACCGGCCAGCCGGAGCGCCTCGGTCAGCCACCACGTTCCGGTCCTACCCGTCCCAGTGACTAGGACCGCCACAAGTCGGCCGTCCGCGCCAGCCCCTCTTCGAGCTCGACCTTCGGGGTCCATCCGAGCATCCGTTCGGCCTTCACCGGATTCGAGTTCAGGTAGTAGATCTCACCGGGCCGTTTCGGGATGGTGTGCCACTCAATATCCCCCCGATAGCCGGTCACCCGCCGACACCTATACGCCAGATCATCGATCTGGAGGGCGTTGTTCGGTCCGGTCACAAATGTCTCACCGATCGGACGGTCCTCGACCACCCGCCGATACAAGGCGACCAGATCGTCAATGTGGAGGAAGTTCCGATATGGATCAGGATCACCCAGGCGCACCGGACCACCCGCCAGCATCTGAGTCAGAATTCGCTCCACCACGAAGAAGTCGTTGTCGGACCGTCCATACGTGTTGGTCTGGCGGAGGATCGTGTACGGGAACCCGTAGGCGTAGTCCATGTACGCCAGGTACTTCTCACATGCCACCTTCGCCACCGCATACGGTGCGGCCGGATACTGCGGGGTGTCCTCGGTGAACGGAATCCAATGATCCTGATGCCCGTACGTTTCCATCGTCGACGCCATCACAAACAAGCGAAGGTTCGGATTCAGCCTTCGGTTAGCCTCCACCAAAGCAACGGTCCCCAAATAGTTCACTTGGGACACGTCCAGGTAGTCGTCGAAACTCCACGCCACTTCCGTCTTAGCGGCGAGATGAATCACCACCTCGGGCTGAAGGTCCGCGACCACCTCGTCGATCATCGACGGGTTCCGCAGGTTCATGTTCGCCTCGGTCGCACAGAACACGTCCCGATCCGCGAACTCTCTGACCAGATGCTGGCCGATGAACCCGGACGCCCCGGTGATTAGAAACATGCCGCCTCCAGCTTCTCGGCGTCCTCCCGCCGACGACCCTCCGTGTCCTTCCAAATCTGCACCACATTCGCCTCACGGCCACGCGCCAGCCGCTCGACATGCGTCTGATCCCATTCCGCTTTCTTCGCGATCGGATGCAGATGCTCGATCATCAGCGACGGGATGAACGCTCGCCGTCCGATCCGCCCCGCCAGCTCATGCAGCCACGTGTCGGCGTAGTCAGCCGGGAACCCGCCCCACGTGAAATAGCCGACCGTCTCGAACCATCGGCGCGATATGAACCCGTGAGTCCCCATCTTCTCGTCATGTATCCCATCCCTGCCATGCACGAACACGATCCCATCTGCGAAGTCGTCGAACACGCCACGGATCAGCGAATCCCAACCGGGGGTGCGGAACCGGATGTCATCCGCACCCATCCCCAGAATGTCCCCGGACGCTTTCTCCGCGAGCCGATTCCAACAGTCCGACAGGGTGATGCGCGGGCCCCGGACGATTGCCGCCCCGGCTTGGCTGTAGTCGGAGGGGTCGTCGTCGTCGATGTAGGCGAGGATCTCCACCGGCCCATGCGCCGTCCGATGGGCGCTGTCGGCCATCGCTTGGAGTGCTGCCGGCCTTCCCCGCGACGGTGCGAGGACAGAGATCATGCCGCCACCTTCGCCTTCGCCTCGTACCCGTACTCTTTCGCCATCCGCTCCAAATCGTCTTTCAACTCCCCGTCGGGAAGGTCATCCCACGACAGGCCCGCCCGCGGCCGTGTGTTCACATCGGTCGGAACCTGGCCCAACAGATTCGAGATCTCCCACGGTGCGTGAAACGCCCCCGAATACCTCACAAGGTCATGCAGATCATCCCCGGTCACATCCTCCACCCGCACCCGCATATGGGCGTACGGTTCGATCCGGCGGTTCCAATCCACATACCAGGCCATCGCCCGCTCAACAGGCGTCTCATGCGCCCACACATCCGAATGCGCCTTCGTGAACTCCTGATACGGCTTCCGATCCTCGGTCGTCTCCGAATCATCAAAGAAATGGATACCAAGAAACGAGTTGATCGTCGCCAACGGCTCCCGCACCACATGAAGCACATACCCGGTGAACCTGTCCAGATAGGGGACCGCCATCCACGACGCGTCACCCCGAATGAACGGGTTCGCCTGCCTCCCGGCAGGGGTGAACATTTCCTCATGCTCGCACCGGATACGCATGTATCGGAACGCGGTCGCCAGATACCCGGTGCCCGACCGTCCGGTTCCGGTGATCACGAACCGATGGGTGTCCAACCAGCGGAAATACTCGTCCTCGTCGATCACCCGAGTTTTCACATGACCGAACCGGATCGACGTGTCCACCACAATCGGAAACCCCAACGACCTCGCCCGGAGACAGAACGTCATGTCCTCACCGACCGTGTTCCCATTCAGAGTGGTCTCTTGGAACCACTGCCATGGCTTCTTGTATTCGCCCGCCATCTTCTCGAACACTGACCGGTGGATGAACAGGCACGCCGCCCCCGTCGCATCCACCTCCACCAGCTCACCGAGCGGCCACGAATCAATCCGGGTCGGCACACCCAACTCCGGGTGAACCCTGAACATGGTCGGAAAAATCCCGTCCCTACCCGTCCCGAAGGCGAGCCCGCCGACAATCGGAGCCCTGTCCTTGTCCGCCACCGCAAGGAACCGTTCGATCGCATCCCGCCCGAACTGCATGTCATCGTCGACCATGAACATCCACTCGGCCGGCGTCGCCAGAAACGACTCGACCAGATGGTTCCGACCCGCCGCAATCCGAGGCCCGGAAACGTGAGGCAACGCCCCAACGAGAGGAATGCCTTTCTGGATGGTGTAGGCGGTTACCGCCCCGATCGACTGTGTGAACTCGATTCGTGTGTCGCCACCACTGAGGTATGCGACGACCACGCCGCCCTTGACCGCCTTAGACAATGGCTACTCCTCTTCGTCGTGGACCCGCCGATGCGAACCCAAAGCCGCCGCCGACTTGAAACCCCGCCCACACCCATCACACTCGTGAGACAAAGTGCGCAGCTCGCCCGGTGACGCCGTCGCCTGCTCGACCATTCCACTGATCTCCACCCTCCGGAACCGCCGCAACTGATCCCGCGATAAACCAGTGATCTCCTCAGGCGCATACCCGAACGTCCCATCATTCCGTCGACGGCTCCTCTGAAAGAACCTGCGACGCCCTTCCCGATCCACCAGATGAACGTCAGCGTTCACCACATACCGTGTAGCCATACCGCCTCCTTAGACGCGACGAAACCCCCGAACATCGGGGGCTTCGCAATTAGGGAACTCTCAGGGTCTAGCGGATCAACCGGAGTTGCGGACGCTCTGACAACGCCGCCACGACAAGCTCCGGATACGTCTCAAGAATCCACTCCGCCAGATCAACCGCACGCTGACCCGGTACTTGTGGCTTCACCCACAATTCAAGGTTGGACGGGTCATTGTCCGAACGGATTCCATTCTTGTGATGGACGTTCTCAAAGTCACGCAAGGGGCGGCCAAGGATTCGCTGCATGACGAGACGATGTTCTTGAATCCGCCGACCGTTGGACCACACCCACGCGTAGCCATCTGGTTTCACATACCTGTCTGGTCGGCGTTCCTTCATCGCGTCCGCCTCCCCGACTTCACCGAAGGAGCGAAGGCGCGAATAGTGCATACTGCACCAGCCGCTCTTCTCCGCGTCCCGCAAACACCCATCCGAGTGCTTGCATTTCCCGCCGTTCACAGGAGCCTCGCGAACGGACTCACCAGCTGGGCCGGGTTCGCCCGTCTTGCGGATGCGGTAGTAGTGGACGAGACACCAGCCCTTGACGATCCGCTGGTTGTCCCATTCGCACCCGTTTGGATGCTGGCAGGTGGTGGCGCTGCCGGGCTTCGCTTTCAGCCTACCCAATAGTCCAGGATCGCCGTGTCGATGAACCCTGGAATAATGCAACCCGCACCAACCAGCCTGATGGTATGGAAGATCGCATCCGTCGGGATGCTGGCATTTCTTGCTACTCTCCGACATGTCGATGACTCCTATTCGGTCGTCGGCCGACCCCCGGCCGTGGAAGCGGTGCGGGGGTCATCTACGTTGTGTAGAGGGGGCCAAGCATAGCAGCCCAACCCCCTCCATTGGGGAATCAGATCGTCTGATTCCTATCGGGATCGTCCGTGATCACCATTTGGACCACGCTTGTGTCCGGATCATTCCTACCGGGGGTCGCGTCGGCAACCGACAAGACTGTGACCGGATAGACATCGACCACATCAGATGTGGCAAAAACGCCCGCCGTAGCGAGACCCTTCCTTGCCACAACCAAATATCCAGCCGCGTCCTCAATCAACGTCTCGTAGGCGGTGTCGGTGGTCGTGTCCCTGAGTATCTCAGTCGTCAACGAGTCGCCTCCACGCGTGCCCACTTGGCGCTTCTCGAACTTAGAATCGAGAGTTGCCACGTCCACAACATTTCCTGTCCTCGGAATGTCGGGCAGGGTCCGAATGAACGACGTGAGATTGGTCCCGGCGTTGATCTCCGCGGCAGTGATCGCCGTGTAGTCAGACACCGTTTCCGTCCACGCAACTTCGCTCCGACCTGGAGGGCTGTAACGGGCCACTTTCTGCTCCTTTCGTTAGGAGCCACGACGTGAGAAGAGCCCGAAGACCCCCCTCACGTCAGTGGCCGCTACACCTTGAGGAGCCTGAAGGCCCCGTCATTGACGGAGTCGGCCCCTACCCGGTAGTAGGCGAACCAGCCACGCTGCCCCGACGGACGATTGTTGTCCGCATGGAACAGGTGCGGGATGAACTCGACAGTCGTCCCGATCCGATCGGCGATGACATAGTTGTCAAAATCGCCGAAGATGAGGGCGTAGTCGTCGGCGGTGGCCAAGGCCCCGTCCATCGCTTCGCTCTCATAGGCGCGTTTGCCGAGAAGCAGCGGTGGCACGTCTGCGCCGAGCCGCTCCCACAAGGCACCCCCACCGGAGGTGTCGAACTGGCGGATGTCGTTGTAGACCGCACGATGTGCGAGCCAGGAGGCTCGGAACCGGTATCGGGCGGGCAGGCCTTCGTCGAGGGCGTACACGTCTTCTGCTACGAACGCGTTGTTCGTGACAGCGGACACGACCACCGACGGGTTCGACGCCACCAGTGCGGTGACAATCCCCTGGGGGCCGGTGCCGGACCCGGTAGCGAACGCTGTCGCTTCGTAGTCCTCCTTGCCGAACGAGAGCAGACGGCCGACCTCTTGGGCGACGTTCTGCTCGTCCTGCAGGGCCTCGAACGAGATCGGCACGAACCCGGACACCGAGTGGATGTCGATGAACGGCTGCGCGAACGTAGTCGAGTCGTCACCCTCTTCGGACGCTTCGGCGCGGACACCCCAGGTGACTGCACCAGAAGACACGCCGTTCCACCTGTCGCCGGTTGCGACGACACGGCGGGCGATCTTGCGGATCTCGTTGTAGGTGCCGTCCGACGTGATGATCACGGTCGGATCGAGCTGGAACGGGACCAGATAGCCACCACTGGTGTCGGTGAGGGACATGGCGCGCTGTTCGGACGGGCTGAGAGCGTGGCCCTTGCCACGTGCCAGCTTGTTGAACGCACGCATGTAGTCCGGTGACGACGTGTCGAGCAGCTGCTTGGACAGCTTCCCGTCTTCCGTGTCGTGACGTTCGATGATCTGTGTCATCGCTTCCCGACGCTTGTCGTTCGTGCCGCGCATCTGCTCGATGGCAGAGAACGCACGAGCCCGGTATTCGCCGGCAATCTCCGACTTGGTACCGATCCGACGCATCTCGTCGACGTTCCACGGATTCGAGAACCGCTTGGCATCTTCGACAGAGCCGGGTTCGCCGAACGGGTCGTCGTCCAGGTCCTTGCCCGGATGGCCGGGAGTGACCTTGGTCGGCTTGCCAGTGACAGCCGAAACACGAGACACAAGTGCCTCACGTTCCTGAGCCTTCCGCTTCTCGTTCAACGCCTCGAAATGCGCTTCGAGCTTGTTGAGGTACTGCTCGTCCTCTTCGTGAAGTTCGGACTTGTTGGCGACACGCTCGATTTCGTCGCCGACATCCTTGATTTGGTTGAGGACCGCCCGATGTGACATCTCGGAGATGTCCGGGAGGTCCGTGAGCTCAGCCATGAGCTACTCCTCTGTGTCGAGGCCGATCGCTGTGAAGACGCGCTCTTTCTTGGCGCGGATGCGTTCGGCTTTGCGGTGACGCTCTGCGACCTTTTCGGCCGCGGCGTTTGTCTCGACAGGTGCCTCTACGGGCGGCGTGTCGGGTGACTCCTCAGAGGTGCCGGAATCGGCGGCGTCTTCGGGGTCGTCGGACTCTTCGTCCGAGATCTGTGTGGGGTGAACGGCGCGCCACGCCTGGTACGCCTCTCGAGCGCGTACTCCGGCGGTGGTCGCTTCATAAGCTGGGAATGTGACCACTCCGCCCTCGAAGAGACGAGCAATCTCTTTGAGGGTTCGCTCGGGGAGGTCTTCGTTTTCCTTCTCCCACTCCTCGCGGGCAACGGAGAACCTGATTGACATTCCGTCGAGGGCGCCGGAGCGCAGCGAAGCGACCAAGTCCCGGTTGTAGGAGGTGTCGTCCAGGGGTACTTCGACGTACAAGCCGCGCTTATCTTCTTTGAGAACGCGCGGCTTGCCGAGGGGCTTATCACCGATCGACGGGTCGAACCCGTGATTGAATAGGATCTTTACCCGGTCGCCAAAGTCGTCAAGGGTCTTACGGAAGGCTCCGGGCGCGATGCGTTCGCGGAAGCGGCCTTCCCACGAGTCGATCGTGGTCCATTCGTTGAACACGGCCATGTAGCCATGAAGCGTCCCCAGGGTGGCCCCGTCGCCATCAACGCGGAACTCGATTTCTGCGGTGGGGAGATCGACCATGCGGATCAGGTCATCTCGGGGGACGTAGTTGGGCGCGGGCGAGCCACTCATCAGGAACTCCAGGGGTAGGGGCGGGGGCTAGGCGGTGAGGGCCGGAAGGTCTTCCACGACAACCCAGCCCCGGGCGATCAGCGCGGCCGCCGCGCGGGCAGGGACAGCGACCGAATCGTCGGGGTTGGTGGTGCCGGGAGGCTGCAACTGGACTGAGAACAGGCCGGAATGCTTCCCAACCAGCAGCGAAGGATCATGGTTCGTCGCCGCCTGCACCGCGGTGTCCGGGTCGAACCCGGCGTCAAGGTAGGTGCGGATCGTTGACGCGACGGTCTGCTGGATCGACGCTTCCTCTTTCTTGTCCGCCCTCAGCGCTGCCACGTCGCTGTCGTCAAACCAGAGCTCTGTACCCCTCGGAATGTTGGTGATCGGCTCCAAAGCGGCCACCACACTGTTCCAATTCGGCCGGATCAGGTGGTCGGCGAACGCTCGCATCGCCATCCCATAGTTCGAATAGGTGGAAGCGTCGAGGCCGGCTTTGATGTGGAGGATGATCGGCGGTGTCCCCGCCGCGGAGGCAATGCGACCTTCGGTGGACTTGATGATGTTGACGTAGTCCATCTCGGCGAACGAGTTCCCCACACGCTCGATCGAGGCGTCGTTGTCCATCACAAGGGTCTTCCAGGCGTTCGCGACCCCCGAATAGCGCCGTTCCAGCTCTTCACGGAGCCGAACCCTCGACTCCTCCTTCATCGTCCCCTTCACCTTGACGTACATGTTTGGGGTGGCGGAGTTGTCGAAGAACTTCTCCTGATGCCGCATCATTTTGATGTCCGTCCGCAACTCGGTGGCAACCACCTCCACCCAGGAGGCTCCGAGGAACTGACGGTCCGGATGGGGGAGGGGAGCCCACATCGCCATCTCTTCCCGCATGATCGGAACCGGACTGCCCGATCCGATGCCGTTCGGCCAGTATCGGAAGCCGTCAAGCTCGAATCCGTCGGTCACCACCTCGATTTTCACCGGGTCAAGGGGTTGAAGCCGCGACGGGGACGACTTGTACACGAACGCCGTACCAGAGAGCGACGCGTCCAACTCCATCCGCTTCAACAGTTCCGTGCCAGTCCCTCCCGGCCAGGGACGTTCCAACAACCTCAGAGACCCGTGATTCTTCGTCAAATCCCCGTTATCCAGGCTACGGAGGGCAAATCGGACCTCTGAGAACACTCTCTGCCGTGCGTTGACCGCCGAATGCACCGTGGAGGAGATCGTGTACGCGTTGCGGGCGTTACCCATCTTCCGCTCAGTCATGTTCGCCCAAGTGGGAAGGATCTGGACGAGGCCCTGGCGTTCCTCCACGGGGACGCGCGAGGCGAGACGGGTGAGCAGGTTCATGTCACTCCTCGAAGTCGAACAACAGACCCGCCAACGCCAACATCACACCCGCGACGACCAGAGCCGCAGGAATCGACCACAAGCCGACACCGGCCACAATCAGGACACAACCGACGAGGGTGACAACAACAGAAGTCAAGACGACGGCGCCTCTGTATGTCGGCGCCAGCCCCCTCGCTCAACTTCGTAAAGCTGTGCGTCGGCGGGACTAAACACGAACCGGTTGTCACAAACAGTGCAAATGACGAACGGGCCGAAGGGGTCCTCGGGATCATGCCACACCAGCTCTCCGGCACATCCGCTCATACGAACATCACTTGCACGTCAACCTCCGCCTCTATCTCCATCGTCTCCGCCGCCTGCAACGCCAACACATCCGCCACCGCACCATCAATCTTCCGACCATCCCCCGGCTTCGACAGCACATACAGGGTGCGCATGTCATCCTCAGGGTCCTTCGCGCGGGCCTTCTTCTTCTGCGCCGCCAACACATGCGAGGTCACGACCGGATCGCCATCATGGGTGTGAGCGCCCAACGCGATCGCCGTCAGCCAACGATCCACGGCGGGAGCCATCCGCCGGTCCTGGTTCGTATCAAACGCCAACACGACCTCTTCACCGTAAATCACCGCCCACTGCTCCAACTCCGACCACCATTTCGGCGGATCAGCGAACACCCGGCCCACCTGATACCGCTCAAACGTCTCCGCCAACGCGTCATGCACGGCTTGACGGTTCACCCGCCAATCCTTCACACCCTGCGGCCTCACCTGCGAATGGATCGTCCACGAATACCCGTCCTGAGTGCAGGCACGCATCACCGTCGCATCATCAGAAATCGACCCGTCAAACCCGACACCGATCGGCGTCCCAGGCAGAACAGTCCGCGGGGCGTACAGTTCCTGCCAACGATCAGGTTCGACGGCCGCGCCATAGCCGACTGTGAGGATGTTCCCGAAGAACCGCTTTGCTTGCGGGGTGTCGCGGACCATCAGATCCACAGCCTCATTCTCGATCGCGTCAAGATCCACATGCCCGCCGTTCTCGCGGCGCACATCCGCCGGATACACGGCCTGATGGATCTGCGCCCGCTCCCGCTTGTTCGTATACGACAGACGGGAGGGTGGCTGCACGAACTGGCAGTAAACGTCTTTCGCCAGCGACTCATACTGGACCTGGGCGACGGACTGCTCCGAAGGGTCCCACGCGTTCGTCGTCAACGACGCCCGGCCGCCCATACCGGCCAGCCCGCGATATTGGGTGTCCGCGACCTTGTCCATCTTGTTGGACTTCGTCCAAATCCCCACTTCATCCTGAGGAACGAACGTGACCCTCTGACCGAGACGAGACTGAGCGCTCGAGGTCACGGTGTCGATCCGGCCGCCACCCGGAAGACGGATGAACTCCTCACCGGTCTTCGGAATCACATCGGCCAGTGGACCCTCGCGGATCATTGGACGCAGCGCGTCGTAGATGTTGTCGGTTTGCTCCTCAGAGAACGCCGTGATCTGGATCAGTGGGGTCGGCCAAGGCATCCCCATCGGCTCGCCAGGGTCATACGGATGCTCCCATCCGCAGCCACAGCCCCAATCCGAACATGCGAACCCGTCATCGCGGCCGGCCCACCCGTAGAACAGGACCGGACCCACACCCTCGGCGCAGACATGCGCAGCCGTATGCGGACCCTTCCCCACCTTCTGCGGACCGACCAGCATCCCACGCCGGAACACGAACGCCGGCGCGAGAATCGGATTCGCCGCGTCGTACTCGACGTCGCCCCGAACTAGATAGAAACGGGCGAAATATTCAAGCTGGAAGTCATAAAGGCGAAACTGGTCGCCCTTGCGGAACCCGTCAGGGATGACACAGTGCGCTTCAACCCACGACGGCACGACGGCCATCGTCTTGTCATGCGCCACCCTGAACGACCTTCAGCCGGTCCTTCACCGACGGCCCCGACTCCGGACGATCCCGCACCACCTGCGGGGCCGAACCGATCCGCCACTTCAACGAATTCATCCCCGGAACCGTGATCCCAAGAGAATCCATCAACTGGCGGACCAGTGTCCGCGCGTTCGTCGGCGCCGAAGCCGCCTCAGCCACCCGGACAGCACGAACGAACATCGCCACCTCGAGCTCCTGACCGTTCCTTTCCCACATCACAGCCTGCGGACGCGCCCACTCGGACCTCCAGAGGACCGCCTCTCTCTTCGTCATCGCGGACAAGGGCCAATCCGGGACAGGACCCTCCCGGCCGGCCGGAGGCAAAGCAATCCACTCCCCCTCATCCCGCTCCCGGCGGAGAGCATTCGGATCAGGAGCAGGACCAGAACGGACCCGAGCGCCACCCTTCGACATCCGGACCTCCCAAGTTCAAAGGCTGACGGCTCAAACGTCTGAACCCGACAAAATGTGCGCAGAGGTGGCTCTCTTCGTCTGGAGCGTC